GAATACGAAGACGAGGGCGAAGACGAGGGCGAGGGCGAAGACGGCGAAGACGGAGACGAGGGCGAAGACGGAGACGAGGGCGAAGACGGAGACGAGGGAGAAGACGGAGAAGACGGAGAAGACGGAGAAGAGGAAGACGATAAAGACAATAAAGACGGCGAGGCCGATGGATCTAGATCCGGCGGTACCAACAATGATGAAGACTTTATTCCTTCTGCGAAAACCGAAGAAGCGTTTCGGGACAATGAGCATTTATTGAATGCCAAAGATGCGCCTATGCTTCGGTACATTGATCTTCCTGCGGTGAATTTAGACAAAGTGGTCGCCCCGCAAAAAGTGGTCAATGCGAAGTTATCCGCGGTCCTCAATAACGTTAAGCGATCACGCTACTTGTTGCTGCAATTTCAAGAGAAAAACCAATCGTATATCAATACGATGGTCAAAGAATTTGAAATGAAGAAAGCCGCCAAGAAGTTCATCAAGGCAAAAGTGGCAGAATCGGGCGATATCAATATGTCTAAGCTTGGGTTGTATCGTACCGAAGATAACATCTTCAAGAAGATCACGACCCTCCAACAAGGAAAGAGCCATGGCCTTGTGTTACTGTTAGATAAGTCTGGTTCGATGCGCGGGAATATGAAGGGCGCTATTGAGCAGATCCTTATTTTGGCAAGCTTTTGCCGGAAGGTCAATATTCCGTTTGTGGCCTATGGGTTTGCAAACAGAAAGAGCGAAAACCGATATATGGAAGACACTCAATCCTTTACCAAGACGCCTAACACCTTGCGTTTGGGTGCCTTGGGTCTGAGGGAGTTGATCAATTCCAATATGCAGGGGCAAGCGTTCACCCAGGCGATGATGAATCAATTAGCATTGGCCGAAGTGTATAGCACCTATACGTCATATAGTACTCCAACGGGTTCATATCATCATGATATGTTGTCTCAGTTACCGGAAGAATCGTTAGACAATACGCCGCTGGATGAAGCATTGACGGCGATGTTCCCGATTATCACAGAATTCAAGACGGCACGGCGATTGGATTTGGTGAATCTGGTGATTGTGCATGATGGTGATGCCGATCATACGACTAATTTTAATAATGAGTTTAAGAGCACTGACCGTTTCAATAGCGATGTTGAGCGGGTATACCTTCGGAATCCGGCAGACAACACCCAAGTGATGCTGATGGCCTCAGATGGCTATCGTGCCACGACCGTCGGGTTGATGGCGCTTCTCAGAAAATCATGTGGGATCGGCATCTATGGGTTCTTTATCGGCACGACCGGATCTGATATTGTCAGATATTATGTTCCCGAAAAAGGCGCGACAGCACAGGTAGGAATGTGCTTCAATCGAGAAGAACGAAAACTCCGGCAGCTTGAGTCTAAGGTCTTATCGAAGAAGTTACATGCCGAGAAATTCTTGGAAAGCTGGACCTCAGGGTATGATAGATTTTATCTTCTGCCTGATGGGGAGAAGATCGTGGTCAAGGATGCGCCCATCACGATCAAGGGCAATGTGACGCCCAGAAAGTTATCCCAGGCATTTATCAAGCAGGGAAAAGCGAAGTATAGCAATCGAATTCTGGTCTCGCGGTTCATCGAAAAGATTGCCCGATAACAGATGATTCGTAACTCTTTGAAATGTCAGCACATTATAATCCTCTAATCTGAGTCTTTTGTGTTGACATTTCTGAGGGGTTATGAGATAATTACACTATAGAGATTGACGAGTTTCAAACAAGGAGAATGCAAGTGACCAAGAATAGTTCTAGAGATAAAATCATTGCCCTGTTAGCTGAGTTGTCCAAGCCAGACATTTCCTTAGAGGAATTGACGGCATTATGTGAGGCCAACCAACTGAAGGTCCCACAGTGGTTTACCAAAAATCCTGCCTATCGGATCAAGCGTGGACTATATCAGAATCTTTTCCGCAAGAATTCCGATGCCGTGATCCATAAGTCCATCGGCCAGGCTGCCATCAAGGCCACGTCTGCCGCAGCGGCCACGACGGTCGAAGCGGTCACACGGCCTCTCGCGGTTGTGTCCGGTCCTCGCATTCAGTCTTTAGTGACCGATCTCGAATCCTCAAACCTCGTACCGAAAATCTATCCGAATTATATTCCGTTTGGGAATTACCAGGATCTCCGCTCAATCATCGAATCGGGCGAATTTTATCCGGTGTTTATCACTGGGCATTCCGGTAACGGCAAGTCGATGTCTATCGAACAGATTTGCGCCCAGGTCAAGCGGAAATTTGTCTGTGTGTCAATGACGCCGGATACCGATGAAAGCGATTTGCTCGGTAACTTTGTGCTTCTGGATAATCAGATGGTCTGGCGTGACGGTCCTGTGACAGTGGCCGCACGGCATGGCGCGGTGCTGTTGATCGATGAAATCGATTATGGTGCCCAGAATTTGTCCTGCCTTCAGCGGGTGCTTGAAGGGAAACCGTTCTTGCTGAAGAAGAAGAACGAAGTGGTCACCCCGTTTGCGGGATTCACGGTGATTGCGACCGCGAATACCAAGGGCAAAGGCTCTGAAGACGGTCGGTACATGTTTACGAATATCCTCAACGAGGCGTTTCTTGAGCGGTTCCCGATTACCTTGGAACAGGATTGGGCGCCAGAAGGGGTTGAGCGAAAGATCGTCCGAAAGGAATTGGTCTCGGCCGGGCGCGAAGATAATGAATTCGCGGAGTTTCTTGTGGCATGGGCCACGGCGATTCGCCGGACCTTTGAGGAACAGGGCTGCAACGAAGTCATTTCCACTCGGCGCTTGGTGCATATTACCCGCGCCTATGGGATCTTCGGTGACCGTCTGAAAGCGATTAGCTACTGCCTGAACCGCTTTGACCGGGAAACGAATGTGGCCTTCTTGGACATGTATACCAAGATCGATGCGTCGGTCCTGCCAGAAGAGGTGGTGGTCCCTACACCGGCCCCAGGGGTAGATGTGGGTGTGGTTATCGAAGACGCGGTGGTCTAGAATCATGAAAAAGTTTGAGGTATACAGCAGGATCGTGTATAATGTGAATGCTGAATCACCAGAACAGGCCAAGTGGGCCGTGGAGAATGGTGAACATAATCATGATGTGGCACGGTGCTTTGTTGAACATGCCTATGAGGTGAAGGAATTTAAACATGACTAAAAATAAGATCATAAAAAAGAAGGGAGTCAAGAGGCTCCCGGCAACCCCCATCGAATATGTGGATGCCTCCAATGCGGAAATGGAGAAACTCTATAACCTGTTTGACGAGACGGAGTATACCCATATCAATGATATCTTGAATGGGGCCGTGGGCATGGAGGAGTACTAACATGCAAGGCGAAAATATCCTGTTGGAAGAGATTGCTAAACTCAAGTCTATGGTACGGAATACCGAGAAAGCCTATCAAGAGAAGAGGAGTACTAACATGCAAGGCGAAAATATCCTGTTGGAAGAGATTGCTAAACTCAAGTCTATGCTACGGAATACCGAGAAAGCCTATCAAGAGAAAGCCCGGCTCTGGATTGAACAACGGAATACCGAGAAAGCCTATCAAGAGAAAGCCCGGCTCTGGATTGAACAGACTGGTGCCTTGGCCGCACTCGATGGCGAGGTCGGAAAACTGAAAACGGAACTTGATGTTACCAAATTTGAGTTGATGCAGATGAAGCGGCGTGTTTTGGTCGCGGATGCCAATACCAATGTGCATCCCTCATGGGAGACCGCACCCCACAAAGAAATCTTGGATGCCTTCAAGTTCCAGGGTGCCATGACCCACGTATTACTCATTGAAACCGATCAACAACGAACGCGAATCGGTCTACTCAAGGATGCTATTCGTGGTATGATGAGTTATAGTGGTAATGCCGCTTGGGAGATAGGCGACTTGGCCTTGAATACAGATAAGCGGATGGATGTCTGGTAAGCATACCAAATTGATCAAGCAAAAATAATGCTTGACAATTATGTAAAATTGTGTTATTATAACATCATAAAAGTTGTCCTGGATTGAATGAGTATGAATCAGGCAACAGTGACATGGGAGTGGGACTCCCCCAATTCAAGCGAGTCCCAATAAATTATAAGAGGTTTGTAATGAGTGATCGTAAGATGGGCGTGAAGCAGCGGATGTTGGCATTTTTGCAGAAGCAGACGGGGTATAACACCTTCTCTGTGGCGCAAGCGGCCAAGTACTTTGGCGCGGCCAATGTGACGGCAACAATTTGGCGCCTTCGTCAGGATGGCTATCCAATCTACCTGAACACCAAGCGCCGCGCTGATGGTTCCAAGGTGGGTGTGTATCGCCTCGGTACGCCGACCAAGCTGTCGCAGGGCATTAGCTTGTCCTCAGTTTCCGCGCGGTAAGTTCTCCACTTACTACTAATTCGTAAGGCGGGCCTATCGTTCTGGTAGGCCCGCTTTCATGTTATGGGGGAACTTGATGGATATCTATACCGCAAAGAAAAGACAGATACGACAAAGCAAATGGGACCGTCGGTTTCTGGAACTCGCCAAACATGTGGCGTCATGGTCCCAAGATCCAAGTACAAAAGTCGGTGCCATCGTGGTTGACGCAGCAATGACCGTCAAGGGCATGGGATATAATGGATTCCCGCGTGGCGTCCATGATGCCCCCGAACGTTATGCCGACCGCGAAACAAAATATAAATTTGTGGTCCATGCCGAAGTGAATGCCTTGATCAATGCGAATAGTTCTGTTCGCGGCTGTACCCTGTATGTCTGGCCCACCCTGATGTTCCCACCTGTCTGCCCTGAATGTTGTAAGTCTGTGATCCAACATGGAATTCGTCGTATCGTGTGCTATCACAATCCCAACCCTTCAGGTCGTTGGCAGGATATGGCAGACTTTTCAAAAAAGATGTTGGATGAATCAGGGGTCATCTACTCAGCTATCGAATTAGACGACTATAGTTGTTATAAGTAAGAGGTGACAACGGAACATTTTATTATGGAGGATTGTAATGGAAATCAAGGTGGATTTGGATCTGTTGAAGACTAAGAAGTTGTTTATTGCCACACCGTGCTACGGTGGGATGTGTCACGGCATGTATGCCAAGTCCGTTCTGGACCTCCAAGGGCTGATGACCCGCTACGGCATCGAAACGCGCTTCTCGTTTCTGTTCAACGAGTCACTGATTACCAGGGCCCGTAATTACCTCGTTGACGAATTTCTCCGCACGGATTTTACCCATCTCCTCTTTATTGACTCCGATATCCATTTCAATCCACAGGACGTACTCGCCTTGTTGGCATTGGATCGTGACATCATTGGTGCGCCCTATCCCAAGAAGGCGATCAATTGGAGTAACGTGAAGGCCTCGGTACAGGCCCATCCTGATATCGTGGCGTCGGAACTCGAAAAGGTCGTGGGTGATTATGTGTTCAATGTGGTCAAAGGCACCCAACAGTTTCAGGTCTCTGAACCATTGGAAGTTATGGAAATCGGAACCGGATATATGTTGATCAATCGGACGGTATTCCCAAAGTGGGAAGCCGCCTATCCCGAAAAGAAGTATCGTCCCGATCATGTCGGACAAGCGAACTTTGATGGTACCCGATATATTCACGCCTACTTCGATACCGAAATCGATAAGGTGTCAGAACGCTATCTCTCAGAGGATTATGCGTTTTGTCAATGGGCCCGGCGCATTGGTGTGTCGATCTGGCTCTGCCCGTGGATGCAATGCCAACACATCGGCACATACGCTTTTACCGGAAACATGGCCCGTATTGCAGAACTCACAGGCAAACTGTAATGCTCCATTGGCACCATATCGTCCCTCTCCATGCGGGAGGGACCGATGATCCCACCACAAAGGTTGGAAATGTTGAAAGGTAGTATAGCATGGAGGTATTTATAAAATGTCACAACTAATCGGTCTCGTAGGGTTTATTGGATCGGGCAAGGGAACTGTAGGCGACATCCTAGCCCAGCATGGATTCGTGAAGGATTCGTTTGCGGCGCCTCTCAAAGACGCGGCCGCGAGTATCTTTGGTTGGGACCGTACCCTCCTGGAAGGGGTGACCAAGGAATCCCGTGAGTGGCGCGAAGAAGTGGATGAATTTTGGTCCCAGTCCTTTGGTAAACCTTTTACTCCTCGCATGGCACTTCAACTCCTTGGTACCGAAGCCTGCCGTAACGGCATCCATTCTGATATCTGGACCGCCTCCTTATTCAAACGGGCCCAGGGTCGAGAGGTGGTCGTGACTGACTGCCGATTTGTAAATGAAGTGGAGGGTATCCATAAAGAAGGCGGGGTGATCGTGCATGTCAGACGAGGCCCGCTCCCATCATGGTATGAAGTCGCCCGTGCCGCAAATCTTGATCCTACCAAAGAACATCAAGCTGCCTTGGATGTTATTGGTATCCATCCATCAGAAACGGCATGGATTGGCCAACCGATGGACATTACCGTAGTGAATGATGGTGGACTCGATGATCTCACGAAGGCGGTCGAGATTCTGGTCTCCCATCTTCGCGGGCCCGAAGGACATCTTCGTACCACAGTCTCCTCTTGACATTTCCCTTCAGTTGTGTTATACTCATAATATTATTAATCCTGTGAGGTGCTCCATGCAATTTTCTGATACCACCCTTCAAATCCTGAAAAGTTTTGCAGGTTTGAATACCCAAATGTTCTTCAAACCAGGGAACGTCATTCGGACCGTCAATGAGTCCAAGACCATCTTGGTCGAGGCCACCATCGATGAATCGATCCCTGTTGAATTTGCCCTCTATGATCTGGGTAATTTCCTGTCAGTCCTGTCGTTGGATGAACAGTCCACATTGGAGATATCCACCACAGAAATTAAGAGTACCAGTCAAGACGCAAAGACCAATCTGGTCTATCGGTGCTGTGATCCCCAGTTGATCAAAAATCCATTTGAGCGGAACATTTCGCTTCCAACCAATGATTATGTGGTATCCCTGACCGAAAAGGATATCCTCTGGGCCCAAAAAACTGGATCGGTCCTTCAATCCCCACAGATCGCCCTGATCTCCAAGGATGGGCATCTCTCATTGGATGTTTTGGATTCCAGCAACGATTCGGCCAGTTATGCGTCCCGCCGCTTGTCGACCCCCAACGTCCCTGCCTCAAAAGCGATATTCAAGGCCGAGAACTGGCGCCTGATCCCAGGCGACTATACTGTGACAATTTCCCTCAAGGGCATCTCCCACTTCCAACATACCACCAAGAAGATCCAGTATTGGATGTCGCTGGAAACAGGGTCAAAACGGTCAAAATAGGCCCAGGAACGGTTCTGTTGGACAACGTGATCTTCTCTATGGAACCGTCCAAAAGCATCATCTAAGTGACTCTTATTCAAGGGGAAAATATGACAAATTTTGACAGTGCGGATATGTCCCATCTTCTCTGGGTCGAAAAGTATCGACCCCAAACGGTGGCAGACTGTATTCTACCAGAACGTCTCAAGGTTCCGTTTCAAGAATATGTGAATCAGAAGCAGATCCCTAATCTCTTGTTGTCTGGTGGTGCCGGGGTCGGGAAGACCACGATTGCCAAGGCCATGTGCAAAGAGATAGGTCTGGATTACATGGTGATCAACAGTTCTGATGAGTCAGGTATCGATGTCTTTCGGACCAAGATCAAACAGTATGCCTCGGCCATGTCCCTGTCGGGTGGAAGAAAGGTCATCATCCTGGATGAAGCGGATTATCTGAATCCCAACTCTATCCAGCCGGCCCTGCGTAACGCCATTGAGGAATTTTCTGGACACTGTTCGTTCATCTTTACGGCCAACTTCAAACATCGCATCATCGAGCCGCTCCATTCTCGGTGCGCCGTCATTGATTTTGCACTCAAGACTTCTGAAAAAGAAGCCATGGCCAAACAATTCTTCAAGCGGATCATTATGATCCTCAAGACCGAGAAGGTCGAACATGATCCCGCGGTGGTGGCTGAACTACTCAAGAAACATTTCCCCGACTTCCGGCGCGTCCTGAATGAGCTACAGCGGTATGCTCAATTTGGTAAGATCGATACTGGCATCCTGGCACAGATCGGCGATCTCGCCATCCAGGAAGCGGTAGGATTTTTGAAGACCAAAGATTTTGGGGCCCTGAGAACGTGGGTCGCATCGACTGATATTGATCCAGTGACCTTCTATCGGAAGCTCTATGATTCCTTGTATCTGATTCTGAAACCGGCATCAATACCACAAGCGGTCTTGTTGATCGCCGATTATCAATACAAACATTCCTTCTCGGCCGATCAAGAGATTTGTCTGATGGCGGCCCTGACGGAACTCATGGTCAGTTGTGAATTTCTATGAATCCCTTTGATTTCATCAAAAGCATCCAGAGCACCAAGATCAATCTGATGGAGCAGGACGCCACAACCGAAAAGTCGTATATCCCGTTTCTGATGAATAAGGCCATGTCCTATCATTATGATTGTCTCTCGTTTGTCCAGGACATGAATCAGCGGTATCATCTGGACCCACGGATGCAGCATGACTATCTGTTTCACACGATTCGGAGCAAGCGGCGTCCGTTTATCAAGTCCACCAAGCCTGAGGTCCATGCAACCCTGATGAATATCCAGAAAGTGTTTGGATATTCTCCACTCAAGGCCAAAGAAGCCATGTCTCTCCTCTCTCCTGATGCCCTCATGTCAATCATGCGGATGTGCGATACCGGAGGTCTCTCAAAAACCCCTAAACGATAAATACATGGTACTGTGACTTTTTATGAAGAAAGTGACGTACCATGAACCATATCAATGCTTTGCTCGATACGTTTATCGAGATTCGACTCCACACACCAGAAGACTTTCTCAAGATCCGCGAGACCTTATCCCGTATTGGGGTCGCCTCCGGTAAAGACCATATCCTCTTCCAATCCGTTCATATCCTCCACAAACAAGGTCGCTACTATCTGACCCATTTCAAAGAGCTATTCGCCTTGGATGGCAAAGAGACCAATATTGATGTCAACGATCTGGGACGAAGGAATGCGATTGCCCGTCTCCTGGAAGAATGGCATCTCTGTACCATCCTCAATCCTCTAATTTATGCCGATAACTTCGCGCCGCTCCATCAAATCCGAATTATACCACATCGAGAAAAGGATCAATGGAAACTCGCAGTTAAGTATACCATGGGCAAAAAAGATGGTAGCATACAGCAAGGGACCAAAGGAACTACGTATACGTAGTGCTTAATAACGAAAATATTTTTTTGCTTTATGTTTTGAATGGGATAGAATAGGGTTACCAGAAAGATTCTCTCTGACAATCATTTCTCTCTAAAAAACATGTATAAATAATCCGAAGATAGTCTTAGATGAATCCGAATCTGATACCTTAGTGATCAACCTTTAGACCCTACCTAAAGTAAGTACCTAAAGATACCTGCCTGGAGCGAAACGAAGTGAAGCGACACTGACGCGAAGCGGCAGTAAGATAGTCTATACTTCCTTCAATGGCTAGGTAAGTGTTGTTGGGATATGGTATGAACAAAAGCTTCTTCATTGGTCTATTCCTCCTCTGTACACTAGGTCTCTATACAACGGCCCACTCGTCCGTTATCCTTGAAGTCCATAAAGTTGGTACAGGTAAAGGCGTAATTACGTCTACACCAGCAGGATTATCCTGTGGCGCCACTTGTGTCTTGGACTTTCTCTATCTACCGGGTACAACACCAACGGGAACGGCGACACTCACGGTCGTGCCTGATGTAGGGTCTCGCGTGAGTAAATGGAGCATACCCGGATGTTCCGGCAACAGTTGCCAACTCGTCTTTACCAATAAACAATCAATCACCGTGACGATAGATCGCCTGGCGGGAGTCATACCACCAGCCACGATATCCGTCAGCCCCATCACCTTCTCGTTTCTGGCCCAACAGAATGCGGCATCACCAGCCACCCAGATCCTCACGATCACGACCAGCAGTAGTTGGTCTATTCGTCAAGTACCTACATGGCTCAAGGTCTCGTTGTTGAAGTATAACACGGTACAATTGACGGCGGTCCAGACAGGATTAGCACCAGGAAACTATACAGGCACCTTGATCCTGGCGGCACCTGGAGCAGCCGATACCAACATTCCTGTTGCATTGTCGGTCGTCACGACCCCTGTCGCCCCTGTCCCATTTTCTGTGGATCGGCCTCTGATCACGATTGCAGGGCGTCAATTTGGTCAGACAGGCACAAATCCAGCACCTCAGACTGTTGTAGTCAAAGGTGTGACGACCTTTACGACCGCGATCACGTTTCCAGTGACTACACCGGTACCGTATATACGGGTCGATGCCTTCAAAGGATTCTTCAATATTCAGGCCTTATTGCCGGGTCTGTTACCAGGTGTCTATGACGCCACAATCATCGTCTCGTCTCCTGGTCAGGCGGCACAGACCGTCTTGGTGAGTCTCACGGTCCAGAAGGCCCCGACCCTGGCCATCCATCCTACGTCTATTAATTTTATCGGTAGTAATGGAGGACCTTCGATACGACCTCGAATCGTGAATATCATGAATGGAGGAACAGGAACATTAGGGGGTGTGAGTGTTACGATGAGTCCGACCCCTATCGCATGGCTGGGAGTCACCTCGACCCCTTCTAGCCTACTTCTGACGGCGAATCCGACAGGACTTGCTGATGGGGTCTATACCGGAACCCTGACCGTGAGTAGCACGACGGCCATCATCAAAACTATCACGATCACTGTGACCTTGACGGTCGTGCCTCCGGCATCATTAGTGACCACTGGGGTGGCGACCGTTGGATGGGACAAGAATCCTGATGCGGTCCTCAATGTCTCTGGTCCGACCGATGGCTATCGACTATATCGATCCGAGACTTCGGGTGTCTATCCGAGCACGCCTCTGCTTGAGATTCCTCATCCGATCACGATGGCAGAGATTGTTGATTCTGGTATGGTCCTTGGTCCCAACGTCTACTTCTTTCGAGTCACGGCCTTCAATACCTTTGGGGAAAGTGGTCCGTCGAATGAGGTCTCCATGACATTTCCAGGACCGACTTCTGTGGGGGTGATACCACCGCCTCCGCCACCTCCACCGCCTCCGCCACCACCTCCTGCACCCACGGTGGCATGGGCAGACATCACATTAGTGACCACTGGGGTGGTCCAAACCCGTATGAGTGGTACCTTGGCGGGACTACCGTTCAGCGTTGATGTGACTGGACCTATACTTCCACCACAATTAGGAGCAGCGACCGAAGTCAATTTCTTTAAGAATTTTCAACAGACCTATACGAACCCGCCGGCGGTGACCAACTCACCAGGGACGGCTGATGCGATTCGTATTATTGGACCTGGTACCTATACGATTGTCTTCTCGGCCCCAGTCACAAATCCCATCCTGGCGATTCTCTCGTTGGGTGGAACGTCAACCATCAAGCTGACCTTCGTGAATCAGCCGGTGGTCCTCTTGAAGACTGGTCCTGGTAATTGGGGCACAGGGACACCATTAGTCGTGTTGAATAATACCGTGACCGGTAAAGAGGGGAATGGTCTGATCCAATTTCCTGGTACGATGACTTCATTGACATTTACCTCTGATCTGGCTGAGAACTGGTGGGGATTTACGGTAGGGGTACCAATACCA